CACCACCACTCCAATCGTAGTTCGTCTGCTTTGCTGTAAATAATGCTGCTGAAGCACCACGATCAGAACTGACGGCATAAATAGCATGTGTCGTTGCACCTGCCTGTAAGGCTCGTAACGCAAGATGCGCCTGTCCAGAAGCATCATTAAAGAAACAACTGAAATCTATTTGCCCTGATCCATGCGTGTAAACACGTTCTACAGCACTATTATTAATGCCAGTTATATCAACTGCATTTCTTGGTGCTGAAATATTATCCAATGCCCCAATATCACCACTTAAATCTGCTCCTGCTATATAAAACAGATTTCCTAATCCAGAACTCTTTGCCATGTAATCCTCCTATGCTGTAGTCGTTGCACTATCATCTACAATTAACGGCAGCGTAATATCTGCAATCCGAAACATTGTTCCACCTAAATCCAGATATCCATAATTAACCGAAATTCCTGATCCATAAATACCTGCTACATCAATTGAACGAACAGAACCACCCAGATCAAACTCGCCTATAATATCCGAAAGAATAGATGATATTGCTTTTGCAAATTCCTTTTCCATTGTTTCTGTCGGTTCAGCTAACATATTCCTAAATATTCGCAATGTTAAAACATGAGATTCAATCGTTGTTCCAAGGGTTACTTCTGCAACGCTGATGCTGTTTAAAAATACAGACGCAGTAAGCTGATCCCCACTAGGAGGAGACTTCGGTTCACCGATCATAACATCACGCAAGTATCCAGAAGCTAACAAATGCCCTGCTACTGCATCCAGTGTATTAGAAGCATCAAATGCCATTCATTTTCCTTACATACATTTTCTTCAAATTGTTTCCAACTTTTTCGCTTCGTTTGTTTAAATATTCAGCAGTTAAACGAAATTGGAAATAGCCCTTAAATCGTGTTGTTTGATTTCTGCTGCCTACTCCTTCAAGCCAAGGTCCATAAACAAGATTACTATCTGATATACGCCCTAATGAAGGCGTAACAACTTCGGTTTCTATATTTAATCTGTATCTTCCTTTTGAAGCTTTTTCGCTTCCTACTTCAGATGCTCTCTTGAATACACCTTGCATACTATCTGCTGATAATGTTTTACTTCCCTGTGGTCGCATTGTTTTAGATAAACGCTCCTCACCCAATTCCATGAGTGTTGTGATAAGCTTTTCATTAAAATCTTCAGTTAAGCGTTTTCCTTTTGTAAACAAAGCACCTTTAACTGAAGTCTGCATCATCATATCCATTAAATAACTCCAGTCCTCGCCTTGCGATAATATCGCTCTGTGTGCATCCTTCGTGATGCTAGATCTCGTGCTGTAAATTCTATTGCCCCATCACCAACTCCAACTGATCTTCCAAATCCTGCTTCCTCTTGAAAGTAAGTAGCCAATGATTCTGCTAAGCAAAGTGATTCAATATCCTGTGGAATTTTATAAGCAGAAATTGCTGTAGCGTCAGCATGAGTAGCAGCCGTTGTTCCGTTTGCTCCACGTTCTATTGTTAAGGTTCTGAATATATGAACAGCCGTATCATTATTATGAGCAGCAAGAATACTTCCATCATACGCACGGATTACTGTTAAATCATTTGTGCTTACAGATTCAACAAACATTCTTTCCGATTCAACAAGCAGAACTTCCCCTGCTACAATCCCATGTGATCCATCAACAGTTACAGTTACTTGTGATTTGGTTGCAGTTAATGCTCCATTTAACAGAATACTGCCCAATGCTGCTGATGTTTTATCTGAAACGAATATTTGCTCAGATTCAATAAGCAATGTATCACCAACGCCAATTTTGAAGCTGTCAGAGCATACCATTGATGTTGCTGTACTATCACTATCCAATCCACTGGCTACTGTTCCACTTGATTTCGTTTCGGAGTTATAACCCCAACTTCCTGCAATGCTGATACTGCGTTGTGCAGTATCGCCAGATTCCCAAGCAGCAGAACTGGACTGATCAATTTCAATCCGATTATACGGAGGTCCATAGTTGTTCGGTTCAAGGAAATAATCGCTTGAAGCTATCGTTGTTGGGCTTGTATTCTGAGCCTTCGTCTGGAGTGTTGTTACCGACTGCAAATCCTCATCAAGCCAAAGCACCCATGAAGGCATAGGCATTATGCGTGGATAACCATAAGTTTTAGTGGCAGTAATAGGTATAAACCTGCGTCTTGTTGATTGGTCAATATCTCGGCTTGACGACTCAATAATGCGATCTATTTGAGCATTGCTTGCAGTGCCGTTAATATTAGCAGCACGTTTAACACGCTCTCTTGAGGTGTACCAATTCCCCATAACTCCTCCTGCTTTCCAGATTTGTAAAAGGAATAATCTTAAATTTTATTGTGTCCTATAATTCCCCAATGGACAGTTTCTTATACCACTAGGATGAACATCAAGAACTGCTCCGTCAATAGGGCAAGCTGATGGTGGAGTATTCATATCCCTTGTCTGTATGGTTTTATTCTGTTTAATAATTGATTGCAATTGCTCCCAAGCCATTAGACACCTTCCGACCAATACAACTTGATTACGATTCCTGCACTGTTCACATTGTTGTTTGTAATAGTCAATGTCAGAGTATCGGTTTCTGCTACAACAGAATGAGCCCCATTTGATTCCACAATTGCTACTTCTGTATTTGATGTATCTCTATTTGCACCGACACCAAGCAATAAATCTGCACCCACAGAATCGGTAACAGTAATATCATAATTATCTTGTGGTGCTGTGCTTTGGGGATCAGTAACTATTTGAAGCAATCGCCCTTTAATATTAGCACTGACTGTTGTAGCAGGATATGATCCATCACTACTATCAGCCGTACAGGTAAATGTAACAACCTTCACTGGAGCAACATCACAGGTTAAGGATTCACTGATTGTTCCTGCCATCTTCTACCTCGTTTTCATCTTTTGGTTTTTCTTTGACGGCTTGACGCACAGGTTTTTTGCCTGTGCGTCTTGAGCCATTCATACTTCTATCTTTATTCATCCATTAAACCTAACTGTCAATTGCAGGAAGTATATATCCTGAAGCCGTATTGGTAGCAGTTCCAAGATTGTCAAACTGCCGTACTCCATCTGCATCAATAAGGACCTCACCTGCAGTATCGGCATGACCGATTCGGTTATGGGCAATCAGTCCTGAATTTGCAGTTGTATCGGAATCAATCAGCAGATCGCCTGCTGTATTTAATCGGTAAATGTAGTTGCGTAAAATCTGGCAGCTTGTAACATCTTTTCCAGAAGCAACACCGATAACGGCATTACTATCATTGACCCCAAGTTCGATGAAATTATCATTCATAACAAATAGATCAATATCCTCACGAACTGTAATAAAGTTGACACAAGCCGTATCAACATCAGTAACCACAGAATTTGTAACGGATAATCCATCACAAGCATTAGCGACTGCAGAAGTTCGGATACAGGTTAGGAAGTTTTCTGCTGTTGTATTTTCTTTCCATTCGCATTTATGGAATGTAGCACTCGCAGCACTTACATCAATTGCAACAGTTATGTCTGCATGACCTGCACTGAAAATTATATTTTCAAAATGGACATTCGCTGCACTTACGACAATAGTTACTGATGCTCCTGCATCAAGAAGCAGAGTTGGTCGATCAGTTCCACGACCTAATCCAATAATGCTTACACCTGCAACATCACAGGTTATAGCAGATGCACCTGTTAAGGTTTCGCTATGCCCTGCCATGACGTAGATTATATCGCCTTGTGAAGCTGTGCATTGATTAATTGCTGAGTCGATTGTGGTGAATGGAGCATCTGGGCTATTCCCAAATCCTGCACTCGTTCCACCAGTTGAAGAACCACTATCAACAAAGAAGATGTTTCCAGTGGTTAATGATTCGTTGACAACAGTATAGATTCCTCCATTCTGCTGTCTTACAAATAGTTCCGTTTTAGCCATTTTAGCCTCCTATAGCTTTTCTCGGTTCTAACGATTGTTGCTAGTTTTGAAGGGGCAGTTTTTAACGCTGCCCCCTCAGAGCATTGGGGAAATAAGCATCTACTAGATGTCGGCAGATCATCTAGTGGGATACATTAACTCCTTGGTGTTACATAAACAGTTGCACCACTACTCGCATCACCTGCTAATTCTTTTCTCTTATTTGCAGCAGCATACCGAACAATTGCACCAGATATATTATCGACACCAGTGTTTCCACCTTCTGCAACATATACCCTTATGTGCGTGAATCCGTTGTCGGTATCAAGGTCTTCTGCTCGTATAGATAAATGAACAGTATTTCCGTCAGCATCAACTGGATTATCGGTATCGTAATTTCCACCAGATGCTG